TGATCTACGCCCTTTGTGAAGGCTATATACCTAGAAGACACTAAACCTAACCTCTGCCTGTCTCGGTTGCGGTCTATGGCCTGATATCATGGATTCCTGCCATCCTAGTGCTAGGGTTTGGAGTGCATCGGCCCCATGTGATGCCCAATCATGCACAGGTGTGTCACGGAATACGTTGCGCTTTTCGTCAAACTCTCGATGGTATGATGCGATACAGTTTAGTCCGTGTTCGGCCTTATCCTCATCGAACCAGAATCTAGGGAACATTCGACGGATTGCCTGTATGCCTTCGGCCTTGGTGCGTGGTCGTTGTACTGTCCTGAATGATATGCCCATCTCTCTGGCTACATCCTTGCGTGATCGGCCTGATGTAAGCTCTCTGACCTCGATGTCATGCGGTGCTAGATGTTGGCCTAGCATCACGTTGTTGGTGGATGCGTATTGATTGAGCCATTGGATGTAATGCTCCATTCCTTTTCCGTTGTTCTCGTAGTACCCGATAAGCCGTATCTCTTTGCCTATTGCCTGAAATAGCCAGATCGACATTGCATCCGATATGCCTAAATCCCATGCCGTATGGACGTTCAACGATGGTTCGATGGGCAGTCTAGTGACTCGGCCTTGATCCTTGGCAGCTGCTATTTGATCTGCAAAGTATGCGCCTGCTATCTGAGCCTCGAATGATCCATAAAATTCCTGCTGGATTAATGCCTCTTCCATGCCTTCGAGACGTTCTTGCTCGATGATGTCGGGGTTGATCACGGGACTACCATCTGCCCTCTTGGTATCCTTCACGGTGAGATTCTGGCAGAACCATTCATTGGATGACTTGGCCATTTGATACAGGCTATGCCCGTGATTCTTGCCCCTTGGCGTGTATATGAAGACAGCCCATCCACCATTTTCCGCTAAAATCGGACGTATATATCCCCATGCGTTGGGATCACATAGAGACCACTCATCAAAGACTACGCCTACGGGGTTGCTTCCGACTAGATTGTTGTAGTTATCGCTTCCTGTTAACTGCCACGTTGACCCGTTCACAAGCTCGATTACCATATCTTGCGATGATGTGCGCTTGCGTATCTGCTTGGGAAATACTTGCTCTAGGATTGGGCGGCCTTCTGAATCAATACCTGACCATATAGCCTTGCGTGCTTGCGTCTGATGGGGGAATAGGTGCCAGTATGTACCGACCCTTTTAAACATCTCTTTGGCTGTAAAGTTGAGGGTTGCGCTACCCTTGCCCGCTCTACGATGCCAGACGCATACAGCACGTTTAACGCCTGTATCCATTGCCCGAAAGAAGTCTACTTGGTGTGGGCGAGGTTCCCACTCGAAAGGTATTGATATCTCTGTCATATGCCCCCTGGATGCATATACAGTACTGTATGGATATACAGCTATGAGTTCTTGAAGTCTGCAACCTTAATCACTAGATCGCCACCACCATCACCCGATAATTCAATGGCTTTCACATCACCAAGATACTTACCTATCAGTTTCAGCTTAATATCTGCCGCACTCTTCAATCGCTGCACCTGAGTACTATCTAATTCGTTATCAAGATCGGTCAATTTTTTAGCAATATCAGTAACATGCTGAACATGACCCTGATTGCTTAACTGTTCCCTGAGTGCCTCTTGACGTATAGCACGATTCTTATTTGCTGCTGTTGTTGCCATTGTCTTTCCCCTTACGGAATATCCTATCGTAGCCTTCTGCATAGGCCGATTTTGACGCAGAATTATACCTTCTAGCGTGACTGCCTTTCCCGCCATGATCGTACTCGGGAAAGTGTCTATTGACTGTTTCTTTGTCTAGTCTATGTCTATTATCTGGCACGTTTTACCCTATATTTACCGGCATATGCTATTTAGTTCTAAAGTATATAACAAATCGGTATTAGACAATTTTGAATGTGGTGTTTATTCTTCAATCCGTACTAACAAATTATACATCAAACAACAGAGGGTTTATAGCATGTCTACAGGTAAGAAAATGAATCACGCAGAATACCAACAATCGCTGAAATCTAAGCCAGATTGTTCGCTTCGATATATCATTGCGGATTGTCGCAAATCGCTAGAATCCATGCCAGATAGTCCCAATGCAAACTATTATGCAGATGAGATCAATTATTGCGCGATGGAATTGAAGGCTCGACGAGCTTAATTCTCACTGATGAGCGCGGGATGGTAACCCGTCGAAACCCTTCGGGGTCTGAGAAAACCAAATCAGCAATGGAGTAACACAATGAAAGCACATGACAAGCCAGATCTACAAAACCACGTTAATAACATCGCCAATGATTTAACTTCTGGCATGACCTACGAGGAATGCGGCATGGATCACGAGGAGCACGGTTGCGAGCCAAACGATCAGATTAGCGGGTTTGATTATCTTTCTGACATGCTCGATATCGAGTACACAATTAGCAGTGACGGAAATTTTCTAGGCGCTAGAATTCTTGTCGCTTTCGGTGGCCCGAACATCTGGATTGATACCCGTCACGAGAGAATAGAGGGCTATTGGTGGGGCGATTCAGCCTTTGCAGATTTTTCGGATGAGATGGATTTACACGGCGCTTGTCGAGAACTTTACGAGATGAGGGCATAAGCCAATGAACACCTACCAAAAAATAATCCTCGCCGCCGCTCTAACCTTTGCTTTTATCTGGCTGAGTAATGACGAATTCAACCACGAGCTGAAACAGGCCGAACAATACAATCAAGACGTTTGCGCCGGACTAATACCTGATTACCAAAACATTAAACCAACTTGCGAGGGCGAATAAATGAGCCGCTATAAAATACAGTGCGACGACCTAGAGACATTTCTAAAAGTGGTTGTAAGTCTCATGAAAGAGGGCGCTTGCTTCGAGTCAAACGCCGACCGATTGACCATAGAATTAACAGGGGGATACTAGGTAGCTTCCCGCTCAATCAATATCTCGCAATAGTGGATGGCTTTTCTCAGGTCATCCACTCCCCCCTTCTCTCTCCACCTCGACACATACTTGATCACCGCATGCTCACATACGCCCAAGTCATTTTCTAAAGCATATTCTAACGGCTGAATCTTCATCGTCTTGTAATGGCTACCTGAAATTTGTCTGTCTAGTGCGCTCACATCAACTCCTGAATGTTTGCCTTCAATCGGCCTTGCTCCCCGAACGATTTGTGGAGGATCACGCAGGTCATACTTCGCGAACTGGCATAGCCAGAGCCACTGTGCCAAGCGTCTGCGGGTGCTAGGATGTTCCAAGACTCGAACAATGCGCCGCCATATTCCTCTTGATTCTTGTGGTGGATGTGCCCCGTCCAAACGAATGTATGATCTGACTCGCCCCATTCTTGCCTCAAATTACTGACTATTGAACCATGCAAATTAGACATCTTGATCCTGTCACCATGATGGGTCACGACTAGATTTTTGCCCCATTGCCACCAGATAAACTTGCTCGCATTATCGAATACCTTCACGCGAGGATCATCCTCAAAGTACAAGCGCATCACCTCATTCAACCAGAGCGCCGCATCTGGGTCATGGTTGCCCCTGACGTTAACAAGCCAGACTTGATTGTGCTTCTCTAGCATACGCAATACGGTACGCTTTATCACATTACTAGCAGCCCGAATGGTCTTTGAGTATCGCCCGTCTGAATCCAACAGATTTTTAGAATTAGGCGTTGAACTGGTGCTGTCATTGATGTGCATGAAATCGCCAAGGTTCACAAGCACCCCGACCTCACCAGATGGGGCCGATCCAACCAAGCGATCAATTGCATTCTCTAAAAGATTCTGCGAAATCTTGACGTCGTAGTCATCACCCATTGTTTCAGTGTGATGAGCGAGCATACCGAGATGGTGATCACCAATAAGATAAGCAACCATGAGATCGTCATCAGTGCTTGACGGCGGGTCAATGGGAGTGTGGATTCCTGTGACTTCATCTTTAAATCCCTCGACAAATTGATCAACCAACTCCTCAATCTTCTGGCGCTCTGGTTCTTGGATGTGCCACTGTAAAACGATCTCGCCTTCAGTATTGTATGCCGTTGACACGCGCTTGGTGGTAAATCCTGGAGCAACTTCCCTGTTCAAATTTTGATCAGGTGCTATGCCTGATGCGGCTGCGCGTCGATGTACTTTTTGCACGATCTCGCTGATGCGCTTGGGGTCTCGCCCCAACTCCGCACCAATGGCTACGTTGCTCATGCCAGAGATACGCATCTTGATGATTTCAGTTTGGTTGTCGGTGTTGCAAAAATCTAAATGTTGCTCAGTGCTTTTACTCATCGTCTTCCACCATGCCACAAAAAATACTTGACGCGATATGCAAGCGACCAACTACACTTGCGATGCTTTCGGGGTCAGTTGAGAAGGTTCCAGGCATGACTAAATCAAAGTAATCTTGATGCTCGGTGATGATCACCGCACCTGATATATCCCCGCTTTCACATTGCTCGATCAAAGCCCTCAACGCATCCCGCACTTGCTCTGCGTTCCGGTCGAGAATCGACACTTCACCCAATGCTTTTGACCAGTTCGTTTGCTTGCTCGATGGTCTCGATACAGGCCCACTTGCCGCCCTTCGCTATCCACTCATCGCTGAATCTCTTCTCACCAGACGTTAGCTTTCTCGCGCTTGGTGGTTTGGCTCCATCCTTGATCTCGACCATGACTGTCTGGCCCTTGTAGCATATGATAATGTCTACGAAATTGGGCAGATCGTGTACGTCTTTAACACCACAACCCAACCGCTTGAACTCGGTCTCGATTTCATTGTGGTTATCGTCTTTCTTCTTCGCGTACTTGCTCATCGATGATAGTCCATAATCGCTGCCTCTACCTCTTCAGGCACAGGATGGTTATTATCGTCCAGTATTCTAGCATATTCCCCTTTTTCAAACAGTTTTCTTGAGTCGTACTCGAAAGATTCACCCGCATGCAAGGCCCGATGATGCTCGTCGCATAGCGGTAGCACCCACCAATGGCCGATATGAATCTTGTTATGCTTGGCTGTTGCCCCCACTGGATGGTGGATTTGTGCAGGGCCGAAACATTCTACACATCCCAAGCTAGCCACTTGATCATGCCATCTCTTCTGTTCAGCACTTGGAGCATTGCCTTTGCTTCTCACCGAACGGATTTCTTTTGGTATGGGGATGCAGGATTGCTTGACCAGTTCCTGAATCTTTTGCTCATCGCTGACTCTCCCTGTGGAATCTCGCGTATGAATCCGTCTTGCGCAAAGAATTCTTCCATGTCTCGCTCCAGTTTAATACGCGCTGCTTCTTTCTCCGCAAACGTCAACAGCTTTGGCGTGATGCTACGCTCATTACCTCTAGTTAACTTTGTCACTTCCTCACCTCCGTTAGTTGGAATCCTTGCTGACTGAAATGCCGTTCGACCATCTCCAGGAACTCGCTATGCTGCGCCACATTCATCATGGACGTGACGGGAAACGAGTATGGTTCAGCCATGAACATCAGCTTGGTCTCGTATGGAAACTCTTTGACCTTTGTATCATACATTTCTTTATACTTCACGCTGTCTCTACGCAGGATGGGCACCCCAAAGTGCAGCTTGCAGTACGCTTTATACTCCCACGCCTTCATATCTCCCTGTTTCTCACAGTCACGATACCACTTGTTAGCCGTGTTATTCTGGATCAACGTTCTAGTCTTCTTCCTCTTGTCTATGGTTAACCTGACGGGGAACTCGATGTCCGTCTCGCTAAACATTTGTAGCATCTGCTCCAGACCATCCCGATTGTCGATGGTCATCTCTATTGTCTCTGCTTCTAGTCTCATGCTGACTCCAGTATCTTCACTCGTTGCTGACTTAATCTGTAGCGGCGGTACTCTTCCCTGCTAGGTTGATGGCCGTTCGCTATCTGGTTGTTGTAAATTTCTATGAAGAATGCGTCTTCTGTGGCGACATCTTTTTGCTCTCGAGAAAAGTAACTTTTTCCGCCCGTTCTTTGTGGTGCATCCCTGAACAACGCGGCATCTGTTAGCCCGATTGCTCTCACTACATCTGGCCCCTTCGCCAAACATACATGGCAGTGAATCAAAACCTTTCCGTCTTCCTCCTTCAATGATAGTGCTGTTGGATTGTTGCCGTCATGGACAGGACAG